ATGAAGTTAGATGCGATGAACGAAGAACAACGCCTGTCTACGTATTCCAATAAACTTGACAGAATGATTCGTAATATTCTCGCATCAAAAGGAAGTAATTTGGTATATTCCCAATTTAAGACAGTCGAAGGTCTGGGTGTGCTAGGAATCGCACTGAAAGCCAATGGATTTACAGAGATCGTGGTCCAGGGTTCGGATCTAGATCCCTATTTATCGCCCGAGACAGTCGAATCCCTAAAGAAGGGTCCAGAATCAGGTGAAAAACGCTTTATCTCATTTACAGGAGAAGGTAGTAAAGAGCGTCGTTCTCTGATTCTTAATATTTTTAATGGAAATATTGAAAAACTTCCACCCAAGATTCAGAAGGTATTTCTTGACTATAACTACAATGAGGATAAGAACATCCATGGTAAGATTTGTTGGGTGATTGGAATTACAGGTGCAGGTGCAGAAGGTATTTCATTGAGATGCTGTCGCTCTGTCCATATCATGGAATCCTATTGGAACAATGTTCGTCTAGATCAAGTAAAGGGTCGTGCTATTCGTATTTGCTCCCACACGGATTTGCCCTATGCAGAACGCGATGTGGAGATTTATACCTATTGTTCGGTATTTAGTGAAGAGCAAAAGCGATCTAAATTGGATATTACACTAAAGACAAGCGATAATAATGAAACCTCTGATGAGCATGTCTATAATGTAAGTATTCGTAAAGACAAAATCAACCAGGCGATTTTAGAGGTCATGAAAGAGGCCGCAGTCGATTGTGGATTGAACTCTGCCGATATTGGAAATGTTCAATGTTTGCGAATGAATGGTCCTCCTGATCATTATCTCTTTGATCCCAATTTAGAAGTAGATAAGCGCCTCACTGGAATTCAGTTGAAGGAACAAGCCTTTGAAATGGGGCCCGAGGAGAAAGAAGAACCCAGTGCTTCAAGAGACCCTGTGGAGGCATCCCTTTCAAAACCCACAAAGAAAACGGTTCGTATGAAAACCATGATGGTCAAACGCTTTCAATTAGATGGAAAGGAATACTATATGTTACCTGATCCAAAGGATAATCGTAAATTCCGAATTTACAACCCCCTGGATGATGATTTTGATAAACCCCTCGGCGAGTTTGGTGTGGATCCCATTACTCAACGACCCTCAACCATTACATGGTTTTAATCGGATGAATAGAAAATAATAAAACATCTGCTTTTTTTATTTGCCAATTCAATAAGCAAATAAAAAAAGCCAACTGTCGGAATTGAACCAACGACCTATACATTACAAGTGTATTGCTCTACCGTCTGAGCTAAGCTGGCGGATCATACGATGGCAGTAGGATTCGAACCTACGCGTGCAAGCACCACAGATTAGTAATCTGCTCCCTTAAAACCACTCGGGCATGCCACCGCATACTCACGGATATCATATACCCTTTAAACTCTTTTTTGGGTTATTCTTCATCGGCATCGATACGAGTTTCAAACTTCTGATACTCGACAGGAAACTGAGTATACTTCCAGTTACCTAGACAATCACGATAAAGATCACCTTTTGCATACACTGTAAAATAATCAAAAAAGTGAATCCATGCCAAATCATATTCAAATGCAGAGGTTCCATATACACCTGGCATGCCACGGTGTCGTTGGGCTCCCCAAATTAACCAACATTGACCTGAGGGTTGGCCCGACCATGGGTGCGGGAAAAACGTCTGATTGGTCTGAAACATTGGACTTCCATGGTCGATCTTCATGTATCCAATTCCACCCCCTTTTCCCTTTGAGGATACAGTCTCCTCCACCGCATTACAATACAGATCAAAGCTCGTTCCAAAATTGTGAATAAAAAACAAATACCACTTATTCAATGGAAATCCAGAACGAAAAGGGACCGTCTTCACACCGCCTCCTCCAAAATTATGTTCTACCGAAATGGAAATAGAACTACCACTTGGTGTAGCAATCAATGACATATATCCAGCCCCTGGAGCAATCTTTATCAATGTTTCCTTTACAGGCATTGACTGAAAACGCACAGCAAAACTGAGAGTCTTCCAACTCTGGAAGGCGATGCTATACATATCAATTAAGGATCGAACATTGTTCATACGAATAAAACCCTTCTTCCCTGGGACCGTCTGACGATCATCTTTTCGTGTAAATACAGTCTGTCCAAAAATATGGTTTCCATCAATCCATTGCCCGAATGCTTCGGGCAATCGTTTCTCCTCAAAATATCCATTCTTCAAATTCACCTCCCATGATAAAAAGGGAGCACGTTCCTCTAAGGTCAAGGAATAAAAGGGTCTTGAAAAGGGGTTTGGACCGCTACATGCGGTTGTATTCATCAAAAAGGAGTTCCATCCGCACCCTGCATCTTGGAAGAATGCCTTAAAAATATTGGGCGTAGAGCCAGAAAACGGTGTGCACGATTTGGATCCATACCATGTGGGTCCCTGATACCAATTGTTTTCAAACAATCCTGGCTCATCGGCATTAATCTGCCACATTACCTTCTTCAATCGCTCATGCGGTTGATTTGTCGAAAGCCAGAACCCATCGTCCACATTGACTTGAAATTTTATAGAGGCATCCTTTTGTGCACGAACGTCCGTGAGTTGGATCATGGAACCACAGGGTCCGCCTCCCGTCTGGGGAACACGAGAGGGTCCAGGCTGTAATTGAACAAAATCAGGCTCCACCGTTCTACGAAGAAATCCTCTAAGAGTGGGTGGTCTTCCGATATGCCATTGCGGGACAAGAACAAAGAAAAAGACTTCAATGCCCTGACGATAGGGAACACGCTGGACGGCTCTCTCAATATTTACACCAATTAATCCCGCCATCGCTTGACGTTGTCTCTCATATTTTGATCCTTGATCTTCAAATCCCTCCTTCAATGGACCCGATGGAGTATTGGCATACATGTCATTATACAGTTTTTGGATATACTGTTTGACTTGACCCCATGTTTCAAAAGAATTATAGAAACTAATTGTCTTCTCCGATGGATATTTATTACCTGATGCATTTCCTCCCATCTTCAAAAATAATCGCTGTAAACACTGTAAACTGTATGGAGGTGTTTCTGAATCTGTAATTTCCGAGCACATGTCATACTGATCAAAGGCTCCACGACGCAAACACAGATCACGCGCTGCCAATCCAAGACCACTGGTCTCAGGTTTGGTTGTTTGAGCGGCCAATTGTCGAGCCGAGTCTAGCACCTTCTGAGCCGTTGCGCGGCCTTGTGCAAATATTTCCATACTCAATGGGGGCTGTGCCTGTCGCTGATACATTTTAAGCGCAACAGAATCTTTCAAATTTGCCATATAATCATTGGGCGGTGGTGATCCGGCCAAAGCCAATGCCAATGCGCCACGTTCATTACATCCTGCTGCTATCACCTGTCGACGGATGCAATTTGCCCCAAGACGGCCCGCTATCGGATCACATGTTCGATCAACAACGGGTCCAGGACCTGCACCCTCAGGAGGAGGGGGTGGACATTTATCTACCGAACGAACAATCGCTTCGGAATCGCATGCTCCACGAGGATCGGTGGGATAGAGGGGTCGACCATTGGATGAAATAGGTACACCCTGATTTGTATTCAAACAATATCCGCAATCCCCTTTGTAGATTTCATTATCCATATCTTCACATATTTTGAGTGCTTTGCATTTGTCCAATAATACCTGTTTCTTTGCCTCTTCTAAATCGTAGAACCATTTTTTATGTTTGGGTGGATTAAATGCCTTCATCGGACCAGACATATTACCCAAAAACCCCTTTGATAGCATAGCATATGGACTGTTAACAGGTGGTGGAGTATATAACCATCCACATCCTACACGATCCGTTGGATTTTTAGAAGAAATAAGTGAATCCAATGATTCACCCATGCATTGACCGGCAAGGTCCTCTAATTTTTGATCAGGAACCGCCCGAAAAATATGATTAGCATATTCCACAGGATTATCTTGAAGTCGATTTTGACGAAGTGGATCAGCAGTTTCAATCACTTTACTAAAGGATGATAGACCGGGCACATTCGCCCCTGATAGCATCATATTATCCATTGAACCATGATAGACGACTTGTTCGTCAATATATTCGGCATGTTTATTTCCCGTGGTCGCTTGAAATGCTTCAGCAAGACGGCGAAACATCTTATTCTATTCATGAAGGAGTATTATTTCTTACCGATACTTCTTCATGAATTCATTCTATTCAAGGTAAACCTTACAACATTTGATCTACGCGATAACACCAATGACCAGGATCATTTGATCCTGGACCTCCCCATTTTCTTGCATGATCCGCTCCACAGATCAACGGACGAATAGCCCCCCAATTTGCATTTGCCAATAGATTATTACAAGTATTGTTATTACCCCATAAGCAATCCTTTGCATTATAGGACATACATTCAATCTCTCCATTATTGTTTCGTCGCATGGGAGATGGTATCCCTCCTAGGCAGGTCCAGTTCGTAGGCTTAAACGGTTTTTGGCTTCGAATGGGATCTTTATCCACCAATACATTCCCATTAGGGGGCATCCATGTATAGGATTGATTCGTGGTTTGAATCGGATTCGAGACATAGACTTTTTCCCTTTCTTGGTCCAATATACTTAATCGAGTTCCCACAATACGATACTGACAACAATCTTGACGATTCCATACAACCACTTTATAGATTCGGACGACAGATCCCAAATCGACTTCAATCCATGGATCAGCATCTGCACACGAGGTATGGACAAAGTTCCACCACTGATTTCCATTCTGATTGACAAAATTAGAACTGGGAAATTGATCACCATTCCAGCCGCTGGGTTTGGTCACTTTTGTGGAGGGGGTAATAAGATTGGGTCCACCCTCTGAGGAGTAGACAAGAATTTGTGCCAGATTAAGACATCCATAGCGAGGATAGTCTAATCGTATGTATCGCCCATCCACTGGACTGGGATCATCTACAGGAACTTTTGCATAGCCCATATATGCTGCGTTTGTATTTAATCCGCCTGCATGATCCCCTTTAAAACATCCATGACCGGCTCCATCCTTGGAATAACTAAAACCTACACATTGAGAGCCAAGACGATCACATCCTTTTTTCGCCTGTTCAGGAGATAATCCATAAAAACAAGCAGGCTGTGAACTGGATGCTTCCAAATAACCTGATGGAACAGTAATATAACTCTTTTCTGTAGGCTGATCCCACAGAGTATCATTGAATGGCCAAATATATTCTGCCGTTTTTTCATCCGGTCGTGGCTTAGGACCATAGCAATTAATACCCGCTCGATCTCCATGCCATCCATATTGTGGAGCATAGGGTGTCCATTCAATAATTCCCTGACGACCACCACAGCCACCAATTGGATGTGTAGTAATAGGCCATTTTCCCATTCCTTCCCTGACCCAGCCACTGTAACACCAATTCGCACCAAATTTCTGAGCGACTTCTAGTTCCGCACTGGTTGCTACGCGTCCGCCATATTTTGCACAGATTTTATTTGCATCATCTCTGGTATAGATATAAGCGTTTCCTACTGCATAGACTTGTGAGGGTCCTTGAATAGATGGAGAAGCAGGGTTCGGAATATCAATTCCATACACTTGTTTGACTTCATTGCTTCTTATATTGTTTAGTTTCGTATCATCCTTTGCAGCACGAAGCATTGCATCATAATGACCTTTTATTTCCTCTACACCACCCAATCCTTTTGCCGTTTTTTGCCCTGTTTGGGTTTTTGGATCGAGTGGTGCATTAGGAAATCCAAATTGATTCGGACTCACGTTTTGCCATCCTTCGTGGATTTCTTTGGAGAAGCGAGCAAAACCGGAAAGAGAACCTGTTTGTAAGGATTCTGCCTTCTCTTTTTTGGGATGGGCTGGATCACCTAGATCTGCCACGACTTCATTAAATGCTTCAGAAAGACGATGTAACATCCTATTTAACTAGACTACATATTATTAGGGGGGTCCTCTCCATCCACGCGTATCCCATCCTGTTCCTGTTTTCTCACATTCACAATATGTAGAAGAACTATAGGTAAATCCAGAAGAGCAATTGGCAATACTGGGAGCATGTCCGCTACAGCGAGCCCCATTCCAATGGGCAGGTAATTCATTGTTCCATGGTCCACCTGAGACGCCTCGACAATATTGCTCACATGAGGTTGTTCCGTTATTTCCATAGACACGCTGTTTGGTAGGAAAAGGGATCGGATCTTTATCAGGGTATACATCACCATTGGGGAGAAGCCATGTATAGGATTGATTCGTGGTTCGAATGGGATTGGAAATATAGACTTTTTCTCTTTCTTGGTCTAACACACTTAACCGAGTTCCTATAATACGAGATTGACAGCAATCCACACGATTCCATACGACTACTTTATGGATCTGAATGACAGATCCCAAATCAACTTCAATCCACGGAACATCATAACAGGAGGTATGAACAAAATTATATTGAGCCATTCCACGTTGATTGACAAAGTTAGGACTTGGATACGCATCGCCATTGTATCCACTGGATTTGGTCACTTTGGTCTGTGGAGTGATCACGTTTGGACCACCCTGAGAGGAATAGACGAGAATTTGTGCTAAATTCAGGCATTCAATACGATCATATTCCAAACGAATGTATCGCCCATAAACGGGCTCATTCGTAGAAGCAGGAATTTTTACATATCCCGTATAGTTGGGATTATCATTCATTCCGCCTGCATGATTTCCTTTATAGCATCCACTTCCCGTGCCATCTTTCGAATAATTAAAACCGACACATTGAGCACCGAGACGATCGCACGTTTTTTGCGCCTGTTGAGGCGATATATTGTGAAAACATCCAGGACTTGGACCGGATGACTCTAAGTAACCCGATGGAACCGTGATATAGGTTTTTTCGGCGGGTTGATCCCACAATGTGTCATTGAATGGCCAAATATATTCCCCTGTTTTCTCATCAGGACGGGGTTTGGGGCCATAACAATTGATACCCGCTGTCTTTCCGTGCCATCCATATTGAGGTGCATAGGGTGTCCATTCAATGATTCCTTGGCGTCCTCCACATCCACCAATCGGTTGGGTGGTAATCGGCCATTTCCCTGTTCCTTCCCTGACCCACCCACTGTAGCACCAATTGGCACCCATTTGCTGGGCTTCTTCTAATTGTTTACTGGTCGCTACGTGTCCACCATATTTTGCACAAATTTGGGAGGCTTGTTCCTTGGTATAGATATAGGAATTGCCTACTGCATAGACCTGTGTCGGACCAGGAACTTTTGCAGTGGACGGATTAGGAACATCAATTCCATAGACTTGTTTGACTTCCTTATTTCGTGTGGCATTCATCTTGGTATCATCTTTTGCCACTCGAAGAATGTTGTCATAATGTTTCTTTACCTCTTCTACACCTCCCAGTTCTTTTGCGATTTGTTTTCCTGTTTCAGTTTGTGGATCAAGAGGAGTATTCAGATATCCAAACAAATTTGGAGTTAGATTCTCCCATCCTTCATGGATCTCTTTTGAGAAGGTAGCAAAACCGGAAAGAGAGGCTGAAACACGCGCGGATTCCCTTTTCTTTTTCGATAAATCTATCACAGAATCTTCAAATGCTTCGGATAAACGATGCATCACCTATTAGATTGGTAGATGAATTAAATGCTAGGAATTGTAGCACCATAGACTTGTTGAATGGAATCTTTTCGTTCTGAATTGGATAGGGTATTATCTACCGCGGTGCGAAATTGGTGATCATAGAGTGATTTTGTCATTTCAAGATTCTTCGCGATGGAATGGGAGGATACAGATGGATCCATGGGTGCATTTGGATAGGGATAGGTAGATGCAACATCCCGCCATCCTTCCCGCATTCCTTTGGTGCTAGCCGCCTTGCTAGAGGGCATGGTATAGGTAGAGCCCACATGAGTTTCGGCACCACGATTTTGATACAAATAGGAAAGACACTCTTTGGTGAGGGGTCCAGTATCTTTTTGTATACCATCGCATGGAGATTTGATGGGTCGTCCCATTGTCCACATGGAGACTTCATTCCATTCAGGAACACTAAGAGAGGTTCCGTCCGCACGCATACCAGTAATGGCTTGATTCATTTTAACGGCGAGATTATCCATAATATCATCCAAATGAATAGGTGCCTCATTAGGGCCACGTTGTAGTGCGTTTGCCTTTGTAGCATCGTTTGGATATCCCAATCCTTCCGATGTTCCACCGAGGGCGGTCCATCGTGATTGAAGGCACTCCAGTTTGTAATTGCCAGGTTTATTGGCTTTTCCATAGCATGGATCCGATTCAAGAAAGGTGGCAGAGGATTCGATTTTGATAACGGGTCCATTATCACAATAAATGGTATCGGGTTCATACATATTCATGAAAGAAAAGGGCATGATACAGCGTAATTCCATGGAGCGTTTAGCAAGTCCTGGAATGAAAGAGAGAGCACGGAACCCATTGACACGAGTGGTGCCATTCATTTTTGGTTTAGCGTTTGTAACCAAATCCTTACTGATCAATGAATTCAAGTCCAATTTAAAGGCACCATGACCTGTCTGGCCTTCAATGTAACCAGCGACATAGGTGGGGATACGATCACCATCACGTGTTACAAAAATATCGAACTCTTTTCCTTCAGAGTAGGGTGGGATGTTTACTTTAATAGCATTGTTTGCACTAAGGGGTTGCTCGTTTAATTGGATGCTTCCATCACTACTTTTTACTGTAATTTTACCGTTTCCTTGAAGATGTAGTGTTGCAGGAAGTTGACCCATACGTGGATCAATACGAGCAAACGTTTGTGACGTATAACATTGATTACAATTGGGACTTCCAAAGGTCTGTTTTTCCTCGCAGTCTACCTTTTCTTTGACAACCATGCACTGATCTTTCGTCAATGAGAAGGTGCCTGGTTTTGAGACTCCAAGTGAGGGTTGATAGACTTGATAGGGATCGTAGGGAGGAATTCTTTTTTCAACGACTTTCTTTCCGATATCCATTTGGTATTCACGATCATCAGGTGCCACATATAATCCACCCATATGAGGTTTTCCATTGGATCCCATACCTTCTCTGTCAAAACCCATTCCACAATTTTCAGCAAACTCCGAATCATTAAATGCATCACATGTTTTTGGTGCTTTTTGACAGATTCCTGTTGCCGCATCCAGAGAAGGAGGAATCCTATCAGCAAATTTAAATTTTGCATTACCTTCTAATTCATAATTACGAGCAGTCCCTTTTGCCATCACTCCATGAGTTGCCCCATACATATTCAATGATTGATTGGGATTAATAGATAATACAGGATCGGTTAAATTCACTAGACTCGTTAGACTATTCAGTTTCTTTTGGGATTCTTCCACATATTCCTGATGGCCTGGAACCGGAACGTTAAACCCCTCTGTATAAGGAGATGTGTATCGGAATAGACCAGTTAATATAACAAGTACAATGATAAATCCGATAAGGTGACGTATCATGTGGATTCTAATTTAATAGAGAATAATATTATGATTTCTATTACGGATAAAAATCATAATGTATCTGTCCATCATCGTTCGACTTCTTAATAATTATTATCAGGGCGGAGTTGTGGAAGAGAATCCATTTCACGAGTAATAATGCGAAACACAAGAGAAATCTGTTTATTCATATTGATGAGACGAACGGGAGACTGTAAGTTGACACCAAAGGAGTTAAGAACCGCACCAAAATCGACAGCAAATGGATCGAGTTCTACATTGCCTGTGGATGGATCTTTGTAGCGTGCCTGAATCACCAAAAAGTTGGCATAACCTACCTCATTAAATCCATTACGGAGATTGGTTGTATTATTTGACAGACTAAATCCAATGCTATGGGCCGCATCCAGAATAATATGCCCTTCTGGCCGATTCACCCATTGACAGAAAGAGCGAAGAGCGTCACCATAGGTTGGATCATTGAGAGCGTCTTCTGAATAGGTATAGCCACTAATTTGAATACGATCGCCAGCGCACATTTCAAACCTGCTAAAATGTTTCATCGTATTGATGTAAAAATTGGCGGGGCTACCATTGACGATGGGTATCATGACATTATAGGTAAGCGGTGTATCCGAATATTTAATTGTGTTGGTAAATGGAAAGGATTCGCCCATAATTTCACCCGTTTGAGGTGCAATAATACCACCAATGTCAAAGGTATCAGGGGTGGAACTAATCAGTTGTCCATTCGGGCGACAGAGTTCGATGGTCATTTTTTGAAGGGTAGAAAGGGGGGTTGGATAATACTCTTTTTGGCATTTTAGGAATTTGGGAATCATTGCCAAATAGCCCTTCGTGGTGCCTGTCTGAATCGTAGAATCCGATAGCCATTGAGCATCATACTGAAGAACACCAAAACTGCGATCGAGATGTTGATCCGTGCCGTAATTGTTGTTTTCTAGTTCTGCGACACGAACAGTAATGTAGGGGAAATTGAGAATATTATTCTGGTATCCTGTATTGGTAACAGCGGTTCCACGTGTGCGAAATACAGTCACATCTAAATTTTCACCAGGAAGAATTGCCTTTACGAGTTCAATGCGGACAATATTTCTGAATTTATGCTGAGAAGCGAGATTGACACCAAAACTCTGTCCATTGGCGGCGGGATCAAATTGAATGGTAAATTGATAGCGGTTCTCTTTATTGTTCTTGAGCCAATCACGATCAGCAGAATAAATAAAGAGGTTATTTTCGACTTCACGGTAATTCACTACCTTTTCTTCG